TACCCATTGACCGGAACTCTTGAATTAACGGGCCGCCCGCTGCTTTTTTCTCCACGATAAACGCGTCTGGCTTCCACTCTTTGTAGTGCTTGAGTGCCGCCTGCTTTAGGTCCGGGAAAGCCAGTCTGTCTTTAAATGCGTCTAGGAGTATGAGGTTGGCGTTGCCGTTGTCCTCATCGTTGTACCAAACGCCCCAAGTTGTGCAAGCACTGTAGTCACTTGTGTTCTTTGTTTCGTGCGCCGTATCCCATGACTGAATGATGTAGTCGCAAGGCGGTGGGTCGTCGTGTTCCCATATCCGCCAGTCTTTTCTGCTAATAACCGCTGACATATCTGATGTCGGCTTCTGCATGTATTGTGCGTTCCAGTACCGCGGGTCGATGGACGCCTTTGTGTTCTTTAGGGCTTCTAGGCTCCACTGCGCTGGCCAGAGCGATTTTTCGTTTTCTGTGCCCTCGTCCATAATCGCCGGTAACTCAACCAACTCCCACGGAATTGTGTCTGGGTTGCGTATCTGGTAGTCCAGCAAACGCCCTGTCAAATCCAACAATGACCACCTAGTCATAATCACGATGATGGCACCGCCTGGCATGAGACGTTGTAGTGGGCCGGTCTGAAACCAGCTCCACGCATTATCAAACCCTAGCCGGCTGTTAGCCTTCATATCTTGTTCAGAATGTGGGTCGTCAATAACGAATAAATCAGCGCCACGACCAGCCAAGGCCCCGCCAACACCAGCAGCATAATACTGACCGCCAGCCCCAGTGGACCATTTACCAGCAGCTTTCTGGTCATCAGCCACCACCGTCTCAGGGAAAATCTCTTTGTATTCTTCACTATCAATCAAGTTCCTCACTCTACGACCAAAGTCTTCAGACAGAGACGCCGTGTGCGTACCCATGATGATTTTCTTTTCGGGGTAGTTGCCCAAGAAGTACGCTGGGAACAGGTAAGAACTGAACTCAGACTTACCCATACGCGGTGCTATGTTGATAATTACGCGCTTTTTCTTGCCGTCTACAACATCTTGGAAGATTTTGGCTAGTTTTTTATGATGTGGCCCTACTTTGAACCCCGGGTATATGGCTTTTGCAAACTCTATCGGGTCACTTTTAGCCTTTTTAAGCTGATGACGTGCCTCTTTCTTCTCCAAATTCTCTAAAAACGTCAGTTTCTCAAGTTTAGTCATGTGCGGCAGGGCTCTCTGCGCCGCCATGGCTTCTTCTGGGGTTAGACATTCGTAGTTTTGCATCAGATTTTTTTCGGGAACTTTGTTTTTAACGTCGCCGCGTTTGTTTTGGCGTCGTAGTTGTATGCGGTGGTAGGGTGGCCTGACCTTTTAGACGCTCTGTCCTTGGCTCTGTCGCCTGGGCTCATCTCGTTTCTAATTTTTCCGCCTTCGGTTAATTTTATTGAGTCTTTTTCCATTGAGCCGTAGCGGCGCAAGGCAGCAATCGCTGCCGCCTCTGGGTCTTTCACACCAGGACTGTTCTCTTTAATCTGCTGTGTCAGTCTTTTCAGAATCGTCGGCATTTCCGCCATCTTCTATCTCCTTAACTTCAGTTGCCACAACATCTACTGCACCCATGTACTTACCTAATTTTTCCTTGATTCTCTTATCAAGCTCTTCGTCCGTTACATCTTCACTCTTTACAGAAACTCTGTCTGTAAACAATGCAACTTCGGTAACTTTACCTAGCATCTCAAGTGCTTTTAGCCTGATACGGGCGTCGGGGTGTTGTATTTCTTTAACAATATGGCTGACTGCCATACTTCTGAGTTCTTCTGCTTGCTCAACAAACTGCCACTGATATGCCGTGACCATACCGATGGCACTTTTTATTTCATCTGGTAGGTCTAGCTCTAGCAGTTTGCGTTTTGCGGAGGAGTCGTTGGCAACGAGAGAGTTAAAGGTGTCCACCACCTTCTCTTGCCTAGCTTCATTTAAAATATCTTCATCGTCGTCTTGGAAAGCCGCGAGCCACTGACTGGTTTTGTATTGCGCATTTAAGGTTTGCGCTGGAGTTAAATCTTCAAGGGGGTCAAAGCCTGCGTCGCCTGGCATCATGTCAGGTACGTAATCTGCTTCTGCTGCGGATACTAGGTGGTCTAGCACTGTCTAAAAATCCCCTTTGGTTGCGTGTGGTCGTCACGAGTACACTAAGTGTACTCGCTTTTTAATTTTTAGTGTATACTTTTTTTACCGCAGTCGTTTCCTCCTTTCGTTTGGACTGCGGTTCCTTAGTGAGAGTGTTTAGCCCCCGGTACCCCCGGGGGTTTTTTTATATGGCGTTGTCTAAAGTTTGACATGACCCTGTGAAATTTTTATAGTAATGATGGGGGGTCTGAATTTACAAGATTTGACAAAAAATTACAAAATGGCTGAGGAACAGTGTTGCTGTGGTCATGCCGTCGTGTAGCACAAAACGGTTGGTAGGGAGTGGGTGGGGTTTTGCCCTTGCCATATAGAGTTCTCCACAACGGGTTGTGGTATAATAGAGTTATCGGTTGAGCAAATTCAATCGTGTGTTGCCGAGCCACCTTGCTCGGCTTTTTTATTGGAGTTAATCAAATGAACACAGTTCATAAAGCCGTTGTGCAGAATTACTGCACTAAGTTAGAAGCTCACATCAAATCAGGTGTTGAGTTACGCAAGGCACTACAACAGCTTGTGCCTATCTTCAACAAAGCAACTGTTGAGCAACAGCTTGCAATACGCACAGAGGTAGTCAAGCTCATTGGCAAGCTCAAGGGTGTTACGCCTAAGCTCATGGAGAAGGGTGCTTACAAAGGCTCATTAGGCTTTGACGCTCACGGCACAGAGATAGAGAACCAAGCCCGTGTCATGGTTCAAACCTATCTACCTAGCAAGCCTAAGAAAGCTAAGAGTTCTACGCAACAGGTTGCCAAACAGGTAGATGCCGTTGAAGCCCTACTCGCTACGCTATACAAGTTGAGCAAGACAGAGCAACAACGATTCCGCAAGTTGTATATGAATGACACACGCAAGTAATGTGCAGTTTTTCTGCACAACCAATTTGACAGAACTCGTGGAGTTGTGCGAGAGAGTGAGGCTTCTCTGCGGTTCTGTTATCTGTCTAATCTAAAAGGAGTATCAAATGAAAAGAGTATCTAAACCTGTTGCAGAGTTATTACTGCCAGCAATCCATCTAACACCAACCGAAGTAGCTCATATGCTTGTAGCCCTACACGACTACGAGTGCGATTGTGATGAGAAGGAACAACTAATCTCAAATCTAAGCTACCAATTAGCTATGTCACACATCTACAAAATGTAAGGAGTATCACTATGCAATACATTCCACAAGAACCCAAAGCCTTTGGCGTATGGGTAAACACCGCACCAAAAGAACAGGTCATGCCATACCTCAAGCGTGCATTGGCAAATGCCATGTCCATAGGCAATCACCACGCTGTATCTCAAATCCAAGCAGTAATCAACCAAGTAGAAAAGGAGTAATCATGCTAGACCAAAAGTATTGCTACCTGTTGTCACAGGTGAAAACCAAACCCTATGTTGAACCACAACCTGTTGTGCAGATTGTCTGCACAAAACCCAAAGATGATGAGCCTGTCAGTATGTCTGATGTGCTTGATTCTTTTACCCTTGAGTGCTACCTCACTCACAAATCTAACTAACCCACGAAAGGAAATACCATGCAAGCTAACATTCAAACCTATCAAGGCGGTGGCTATGTGTTCATTGATGCCACTACAAAGAAGCCAATCAACAAGGACTTTCGCAAGGACTACAAGTCCGCTTTCAAGTATTGGGTCAAGCACTTCAAGAAGAACCCAAGCGTAGCCATGAAGCCTGTATCAGATGTGCAGTTCTTCTTTATGCAGTATGACCTTTAACTTTGTGCAGGGGTTCTGCACAACCTGTTGCTGTAGACCCCTCATTTTTACCCCTTTGGACATTAGTCCACCTTTTATAGGCACATGGACGCTAAGTGGACGCCCGCAAAGTCAAGTAATAATTGAGTCCGTCCAAGTCCGAACCTACCTATATATATAAATATATACTTATCTACTACATAATAATAAGTAAAATAAAGTGGACAGTCTTTTACCTTGAGAATATTTTATGGTTTGATAATTCTCTAAAAAAAGTGGGTAGTTGGCATCCATGTGCCACAAACCCTGTTACTATATAGGTAAAGAGCAGTCCCACTACTGCGTCCAAGCGACTATAAAAGGTGGACGTAGCTGGACGTAATTGGACGTAAACGAGAGGAAACCATGACAAACAAGCAAAAGATTGTGCAGAAAGTCTGCACAATGTGTGAAGAAAATAAACCAATCGCACAATTCAAACGCCTACTTACACTCAGACAATCTGCGTTTTATTTGAAGCGACCTACTCGCACTCGTCTTACGGTCATCTCCACTCGGTGCAAAGATTGTTGGCACAGAACCAAACGCAAGACGCCACTAACCCTAAAAGAAATTCAACGCAAGAAACTGAGCGGTGATTTGCACACAGTAACGGCAGACCTAATGACAAAAGAACTTAGGCGTGCGATACCTGAAAGACGAGCAAGAGTCATGAAAGAGTATTGGCAAAAGAAAAAGCAAGAGCCACTCAAACAACTCAAAAAGAACCTGCAAACCCAAATCAACGCCTACTGCAACAGGTTCAACGCATACCGAGCAAACATAGCTACCATATCAAAAACAAAAACCCCCACGCCTGCACAACACGCTATGCTACGACAGCATAGCGAGAACTATGCACAGGCAAAACGAATAAGAGATGAGCTAATCAAACAACTACAAGAGGGCAAAGACATTGACCCCCAAATACTAATTGCAACACTACTTAAACCAACCGAAAGGAGCAACACATGATGGACTTTAGAGATGAGCTTGAAGAGTTCTTTGATAAGTATGGCTGGGTTTTACTGACCTTCGCTACGCTTTATATCGCAGGTCATGTTATTTATTATTTTGTAAGGAGGTTTTTTTATGTTTAATTGGAGGGAATGGTCAGGGCGTAATGCCGAGCTTGCATGGCTACGCCAAGAGAAGAAACGAAAAGAGTTGTGCAGAAATCCTGCACAAAACAACACACACTTACCTACAACAAGTAGCACAAGCTATTTGACAACAGGCAACATCAACGGCATCAACCACAGGAGGACATATGCCACTTAACTTGATACAACCACAAACCCCAAGCACCCCGCTATCACGCTTGGCTTCTGTATACAACGAGTATGCCAAGCTTCACATGGACAACCCAAACTATTGGACTCGCCCTGAGATTCTTGCACATTGCAAAGATGCTATCAAACGCAACCTCAACCCCCACCATGGTGGGTATTACCCCTTTGCTACATTACGCCAACCCACATGGTATAAGCCTGAGATGCGTGCACACCGCAAGCTATTCGGTAAAGAGCTAAGCGAAGCATTCAAAGACCAAGATGAGCATGAAGCCCTTGAGGTTCTTAGCAGTAGGTCTGAATATGCTCGGCGTATACGAGAGTGTGCCAATACAAACTTTGCCGACCTCATCAGGGACAAGTGCAACACTCGGAGCATCTACACCTGCACCGACTGCGACCACATTGACCACGAAGATGATGGCTCATGGGTGTATGACGGCGACTATTGGGTGTGCGAGTCTTGTTGCAATGACAACTACACCTACTCAGATAGTCGTGGCACAACCATATCCAACGATGACTACGAGGAAGACCAAGAGAACGAGGAAGATGAAGACCGCATCATTGGTGAATACCACGATAGCAAGGGTGTGCTTGGTCACATACCCTCAAAGTATGACGCATACAAGTCACCTGACGACCCCAAACGCCCGATACTTCTCGGCTTAGAGCTAGAGGTTGAGGTAAACGAGGACTACAGTTGTGATGATAAGGCAGAAGAACTGTATGACGCTATCAAGTATGTCACCGACAGCAAGGGCAACACGCATCAGTATTGCTTTGCCGAGAGAGATGGCTCGCTGAACCATGGCTTTGAGATGGTCACAGGCTACACAGGGCTAGACATACATCAGAAACAACTACAGTTCTTCAAAGCACCATGGCGTAATGTGCGTAGCCACGACACACGAACTTGTGGGCTTCATGTTCACATTGACAAGGCAGGTATGTCGTTGTTCCATGCGTGCAAGATGGTGTTCTTTATCCACGATAGCAACAATCAGAAACTAATCAAGGACATAGCACGCCGAGCTAACGCAGACTACGCACAGATTAAGAACAAGAAAGCCAGCTATCAATGGCTCAAGCGTGCCAAGTCTAGTGGCAACCCGCTCAACTACCTCAATGAAGATAGGCGTGAGGCTCTGAACTTTCAGAACGACAACACCATAGAGTTCCGTATGTTCAAGGGCACGCTACGCTACGAAACAATCATGGCTTGTCTTGAGTTCACCTATGCCACATGGTTCTTCTGTCGTGACACAGGCATCACCGAGTTGACCACAGAGAACTTCATTGACTTCATAGCTCAACCACAACAGCGTGAGCACACCAAGTTCTTACGCACATACCTCAGAGAGAAAGGCTACGCACTACCACGCTTAGCATTGGTCAAGCCGAACCCTCGCTCTGCTGACTACTCACCACAACCTGTTGAGCAACTCGTTGCTTAATCCAAACAAACCAAACGAAAGGAATCACTATGTGTCTATTAGTTACTCAATCCGCTGACTCACCTCGCCTATCTGCTGATTGGCTTGAGGATTTCTATGACTCAAACTCTGATGGCGTAGGTGTTATGTATGCCTTTGATGGTCGCCTTGTGGTAGAGAAGTTATTACCCAAGGATGGCAAGGAGTTTGTTCAGTTCTACAACGAGCACATTCATGGCAAGGAGTGTGCGTTCCATCTACGCATGAAGACGCATGGTCACATTGACCTAATCAACTGCCACCCATACGAGATACTCAACTATGAAGACCATGGCATTGACCTGTGGCTTATGCACAACGGCATCTTGCATACCGACAACAAGGCAGACATCACCAAGTCAGACACATGGCACTACATCAATGACTACCTACGCCCTATGCTCATTGACAACCCTGACTTTGCCTTTCACCCATCATTCAACGCACTCATCGCTGACCACATTGGCAACGGCAACAAGTTCGTCATCATGGATAGCTTTGGCAGACAGGCTGTGCTCAACGAGGGACAAGGTGTGTATTGGGGTGGGCGTTGGTTATCTAATACCTACGCATGGTCTGCCCCTGTAAATACCACCAAGTCCACCGAAACCGATAGGTATGACATGGCATTGGCTGAGGAACAGATAGCTACCGCACCAATCAGCTATTCATACACATCATCACACTACTCACGCTACAACTCGTTCGGCTATCCACACATGGACGACTTGGGGTATGACGGCGAGTATTACACAACGACTTATGGCAAGGGTTCAATTGTTGATGAGGACTTTGATATTGACGATACCCTTGTTGAGCTAGAGCTTGCAGGGTTCAAGCGTGCAGGTCGTATGTCACGCAGACAAGCTGGTGAGTTCGTCAATAAGTTCGGTGTTGATTCGTTCTTTGAGATTAGCTACATGGTGATGGACAAATCCATTGACGAAGAGTGGTATATCAGAATCATGTCTGACTTTGCGAGTGCACGAGAGTGCTTCCCATGGTTGGAAGATGTTGAGAAGAAGCGTAAGTGGGTTAACTAAGGAGGTTGTATGGAAATAGATTTAGATGCGGTATTTGATAGGGCAGTCCAACACATGACGGCTGAGAACGATTTGTGTTGGACTATAGGGGCTTCATTGCAAGAGTTGTATTGGGACAAAGGCATAGCCGAACTACAACAACGCATGACGGAACACTACTTAAAAACTAAGGAGGAACAGCATGGATAACTACACCACATTACCAACAACAGCAGAGGAAGAAGAAGCTATGAACGCAATCACGCAAGCTAGTGCAGAAGTTCTGCACAACAATCAAACACAACTTGACCCACAAAGAATCATTGACGAGATGGTGGCACAGTTCTCTATCAAGCTCAGTCTTCTTCTTACTACGGTCATCATGAACCAAACTAAAGCCCAACCAAACACAACCCCACCTGAGGGTGACCAATCCCTGCAAGACTGCGTGGATGCGGTGCTAGAACAGGCTGGGTGGGTAGGTGAAAAGCTAGACAAAGCCGTTGTGGAGTATATGGAAAATGAAGTTGATATCGCTGATGAGTGCAACGACAAGATAAGCAACTGCGTTGATAACTACTTCAGCTGTGAGTTCTCGCTGACTGACCATTGCGACATTGACGATATCGTGGCTGACAAAGTTGACGACAGGCTTGAGGAAATGGTCAACGAAAAGCTACAGGAGATGCTCAGCACCGCAACTATTACATTCAACAACTAAGGAGGTAGGTATGCCAATAACATACAGGTATGTGTATTTCCACCACAACGACAACGAATGGCTCGCTAACCCAGCCAACTGTGATGATGAGGGGTGGGACGAAGCGTGGGACAAGCTCAAAGAGGGTTGCTCACATCACATTGAAATATCCGAAGAGATATACAACAACCAAGAGTATGGCGAGATACCTAACTGGATTGATGTAACTATCAAAGACGAGGGTGTGCTACCACTCAAACTGGCACGCAATCTTGTCAACGGTATTGATGGGGCAACATCAATTAACTTTCTTTAC